CCAACAATTTATCAATTATTTCAGCATAATAAATTCTATTTTCTTCAAATAATTTATCCAAAAATACTTGATTTAAGGTGTTTTTTGTAAGTTCAATTGCACTTTCTTCGTTATATTCCTTATTTAACACAGCCTCAAACGTAAGATTTATACTTTTTTCCTTAATTGTCTTTATAGTAAATTCGGCATCCGTTATGATTTCATTGTCCAAATATGTTTTTATTGCATTCAGCTCTTCATCTTTTAGCTTTATATTCAATTTGCCAATTCCAATAATTTTAGCTGTCCCTTTACCATTCCATCTCGGAATTATTCTTAATTTTTTAATATTTTCAAAATTGTTTAATATCATTTCCTTAATCATATTTGCATTATAATTCACACTCGGATTAGACAATATTTTTCTCCTACGTTCCCGCAGTTCTGTGTCATTTTCCTCATCTGATCCGTTTGAAATATTACTAAGATTTTCCACTCTTTCAAGTCCTGCATAATTTTCAGAAAATTTATTTATTTCTCCAATTCCACAGTTTCCAACTTCTCCTGCAATATTTGCAACCACATTAACATCACTATAACCAACTGTTCCAGTCGATTTATACGCAACTATTTTTGTTTCAGTTATAGTGTATGTACAATTATTGCTCGCAACAGTCGTTCCAGTTTCAATTAACGTTCCACTTGTTCCGTAAATTCTAACAGATCCAGTTGCAGCAGTTGCTTTTTTCCTAAAAATATAATCTTCACTACAAATGCTATCAAGATAAATACCTTCAGCAATAGCGACATTATAATTTTTTGACATTTCCTCATATAATTTTTGCTGTACAATCAATTCCGTTGAAAACGCTCTCACAATATCTGCAGTAAAACTTCCAACAAAATCACTATATTTACTCATAAAACTTCCATTAAAAATATTATTGACAAGTTCATTTATTTCTTCCTCATAGATATCTATATCTTTCCTCGTAACCATAAATACCTCCCTTCACTATAAAAGATTGTCAAATTCAAAAGTTTCACTAATATTAAGAGTTCCTTCCTCATCTTTTAGAATTACATCAAACTCAAATGTCAGTCTATCCTCTTTAAAATCTGAATAATAGTTATTGATAGATTTTATATATTCATGTTCTTTTAATGCAGTTAATATTTCACGTTTTATTTCACTTTGTGCGTAATCCTGATAAAGCGGATTTATTCCACGATATTTATTTATTCCAACTCCAAAGGGAAATACATCCTTGTAATAAACTCTCCAAGCATTTTTAGTAACAATCAAACATTTTATAATCCATTGCTTCACAATTTCTTTTTTTGTAGTCAAAAGAACTGGCGTTCCTTTTTCATAAACAAAATCACCTTTTTTAAAATCCCATTTCAAGTCAAAATAAATATCAATATTGTCATACTCAATATTTTTATTACTAGAATATATGTCGAGTGCTGTAATTGCTGAATTAGGTAACATTCCTATTCACCTGCCTTATAATAATAAGCCTTGTCTACCAGATAAAACTTTTTCTGATTCTTAAATTCGTTTAAAATAACTTCATCTCCGACTTTTAACTCATCAGTCCATTTATTCGTTCCACTAGCTTTATATGTTCCCTTTGCTTTTATTTTATTGTGAACATTTCCACCAGAATCTTGATTTTCACTATCAGTTACATCTATTTCAATATTTCCCTCAACTTCAAATTTTCTTGTATACCCAGCCACTTTCTCCCAAGCTACAATAATTTTATCTGCTTTCAATATTATTCTTTCGTCAATTTGAACTTCCAAATTCGGAGGTGCTTTTACAACTTTTCCTAAAAAAGGACCATTCCAATCAGGATTTCCAAAGTTTTTTTGTAATACCCTTGCTAGATTATCAAAAGCCTTGTCAGGTTCAGAGTGTTTTGCCTCATCAGGCTGTAATACTTCATCTTCCATATTTATTCCTCACTTTCTAATTCTTTTACCAATTCCAAAGTTAAACTCATAAAATAAATATTTATTCCATAAAAACTATATTTCTTGCTGAAATTATGATTAACGCTTTTAACTTCAAATATCCCAGAAATTCCTGTGCTATTTTTAGGAATATTTACTAAATCTCCAGCACATAAAACAGGTACTCCTGGAACAGTTAAAGTAAAAGTTTTCTCAAGTTTATTTTTCTCCTTTAAGACATTTGCTGCCTTTATCGGTTTTTTCTCTTTTTGTTTTTTTGAACCTTTTTTAGACGTTTTAGTTCCTTTGGACTTTTTGTTTTTACCAGAACTCTTTTTATTGCTTTTTAGGTCTTTATCATTTTTTGAGCTGTTTTTGTTACCTTTTGAATTCCTAGTTTTTCCAGCCATTATTTTTTACCTTTCTTAGCTGTATTTTTATTACGCTTTGAATTTTTATTATTTTTTCCTTTGCTATTCTTTTTAGTTTTATCTTTACTATTACCACCCTTTTTACTGTTTTTATCCTTACTTCTGCCCTTTTTAGCTGATTTTTCCTGATTGTTTTTCTCTTGTTTAACAACATATTGCAATAATCCGTATTTCTTAATATTTTCATTGTCTTTTGCTGTATCAACTTTATTCATTTTTTCGTCATCCCCATCGACAACGATTATACTATTTTTCATATTTTCAAAACTTGATGTACAGTTCGCATCCTTAATAAAGTTAAAAACATTCACATATACATTGCCAACATATATTTGATATTCTTTAGGCTGTACTTGTCCATCCAAGTATTTATCACTATTTCTTTTAACAAAATGAAAAGCGTTATCTTTGAAATAAAAACGCCAGCTTTCCCCTTTATCCTCTTTTATTGTCTCTATAATTTTTTTTATTATATCCGCAATAGTTTCCTTATAATAATACTCATCTATTTTCACATCACAGCTTTCTATAATTCCAACAGGCATATCAAATTCCTTTAGCATTTTTGTCACACATTCTCCTGCCGGAAGTTTATCAAACTGAAATATTTCAGAAATACGTGATATATAAAAACCTGGATCATACGACGTAAACTTAGGACCTTTGCTATTAACACTAATTTTAGGAATGATTCCTTGAAATATTAATGTGTCAGCATTGTCATAGAGTTCCACAAAATAAGCTCCCTTATCCAAATCAATTGTATGATACGGCATATTCTCCCTGTAATTGTAAGCTAGCTCGAACTCCATTTGTGCTGTAATATTTTCAATACTGCTTGAAAGCTGAATATTGTCTTTTACAATACTCGTCAAATCATATCTTTTTCCGTCAGGATCTGTTACAATTATTTTCATATTCTATCCGCTCACCTTGTAAAATAATTTTTCTTCTGGATTATCAGCTTCTGTGATGTCGCTAAACTCTGGGTATTCCTCAAATTCAATTTCAAAGTTCAATGTTCCTGTAGCATCAAAATTAGCTTCAAATTTATTTACAGTTGCCATAAAATTTAAGTCCACAGGATTTAAAATCGAACTAAGAGTCCCTTTACCTAATTTTCCAACTAAAATTAATCGTATCGGCTTATCCGACATTTCCAATGATTTAAATAACAAAAAAGTGGTAAAAGGATCTAGCAAATGGTGTGTTGCAAAATTATATTTTTGTTCTGGAATAATAGAAGAAAAAGCCAAAGACTGCAATTTATTCTTATTTTTAAGCTTTAATATACCGTTTACAGTATCAATGTTTTCCCATCCACCGATACTTTTAAATTTCAGTTCACTTGGCGGAACGGGAAATAAATAAAACTCTTTCAATTCTGCTATTTTGTCATTTATTTGAGAGAAAATTGGATTTTGTTCACTTACACTGCTCATTTTATCTGATAGCATTTTTTTAGCTTTCTCAATAAAATTATCATCTCCCAATTTTTCCGATAAAAAATCAACAGTATTAAAAGAATTGCTCCCTAAAAAATTCAAATCCTCATAGTTTACACTTTCGTCAAATTTTATGTACACTTTATAATTCAATAATCCCATAATCTATCCTTTCTGCAAACTTGCTGCAATTTTATTTGCTATTGCATCACCACTTGGAGCAGCAGGCACATTCACATTAATCTTAATGGCTCTCACAGCTCCTACTACTTCTCCAAGTTTTCCTACTATTGCACTTCTGGTAGAAGCAATTTCACCTTTCAATGCACTAATTTGACCTTTAATCTCTCCTAAAATGCTGTTTCTAGTTGTGTCAAGCGGATTGCCTTTTATATCAGCACTTACTTGTTTTACCGCTTGCTGTAAATTATTAAAAGCCGCAGGGTCTATTTTCATTTGAGTGTTTGAAAATGAACTAGGGTCTACTTTCATTTGCATTTCGTTGAATGATGACGTATCTATCTTCATTTGAGTATTTGCAAGTGAAGCAGGATCAACTGAAACTTTTGCTGTTGGATCAAGTTTTACAGTTTGAGGTTGTGCAGGAACTGATGGTTGTGATACTTGTTGCATACTCATACCTGCAAATTGACCATTAGCGCCCATTTGAGCCATTTGAGTGTTAATCTGCGCATTTATATCGACTTGTTTTGCA